GGTGGCTATGTCCAGGGCGTGGATTATATAAATCCGGCGCTCAGGCCTATATTCGACAGCATCGTCAAGCAGCTTGAAAGCGCGGTGAGAGGCTAGTGGCGTCAATCGAGGAGCGAGTAGTCGCTCTAAAGTTCAACAACGGCCAATTCATGAACGGGGTTCAGGACTCCCTCAACGGAGTCAAGAAGCTCGAGGAGGGATTGGCATTCCGAGGCGGTGTCGAGGGGATCAATCAGGTCTCAGCGGCCGCCAAGAACCTTAATTTCTCGGAGGCCCAGGCGGGTATCGCCGAGACTACGAGTAGATTCTCGGCCCTCCAGTCGATTGCATTCGGCGCACTCGCCAGCATCGGTGGGAAGATCGCTGAAATCGGCTCCTCGATGCTCTCGAGTTTTACTGTTCAGCCCCTTATCGATGGTATGANGGTAGTCTCGCTCAAGTTCAACAACGGCCAATTCATGAACGGGGTTCAGGACTCTCTCAACGGAGTCAAGAAGCTCGAGGAGGGGTTGGCGTTTCGCGGCGGAGTTGAGGGGATCAATCAGGTCTCGGCAGCTGCCAAGAACCTTAATTTCTCGGAGGCCCAGGCGGGTATTGCCGAGACTACGAGCAAATTCTCGGCTCTCCAGTCGATTGCTTTTGGCGCACTCGCCAGCATCGGTGGAAAGATCGCAGAAGTCGGCTCCTCGATGCTCTCGAGCTTCACGGTTCAGCCCCTTATCGATGGTATGAAGGAGTACGAGCTCCAGCTCAACTCAGTTCAGACCATTCTCGCTAACACCGCCCAGAAGGGCGAGACGATCCAGACCGTTAACGCGGCTCTGGACCAACTGAACACCTACGCGGACCAGACCATCTACAACTTCGGCGAGATGACGTCCAACATCGGTAAGTTCACCGCTGCCGGTATTGGACTGGACGACTCAGTCGCATCGATTAAGGGTCTGGCGAACTGGGCGGCCGTCGCTGGTGCCAACTCCGAGTCCACCTCGAGGGCTATGTACCAGCTTTCGCAGGCTATGGCCGCGGGAACTGTGAAACTTCAGGACTGGATGTCCCTGGAGAACGCCGGCATTGCCACCAAACAGTTCCAGGACCAGCTGATTCAGACCGCCAAGGTCCACGGCAAGAGCGTCGACGAAATGATCGCCAAGAACGGGTCGTTCAGGCTCTCCCTCCAGGAGGGATGGCTGACCCAGGAGATCATGATGGAGACCCTGAAGCAGACGGCCGGTGAGTACACCGACGAGCAGCTTCTCTCCATGGGGTACACCGAAGAGCAGGTTGCTCAGATCCAGGAACTGGCCAAGACCGGTATGTCCGCGGCTCAGGACATCAAGACGTTCTCGCAGTTGATGGGTGTCATCGGTGAGGAGCTCGGATCGTCCTGGGCTCAGTCGTTCCGAATCATCTTCGGTGACTTCGAGCAGGCCAAAGAACTGTGGACCAAGGTCGGCGCCTTCCTCACGGGTCCGAGCGGTGTCATCACTCAGATGGGCAACGCCCGAAACGCCCTTCTCCAGGGCTGGGCGGACCTCGGTGGTAGGGAGAAGGTCCTCGAGGGCCTCGCTTCCTTGTTCCACGCCATGTGGGATCCGTTACAGCGCATCGGTCAGGCGTTCTCGCAGGTCTTCAGCGGCCCGTCCGCCGAGGGGCTGTATGCGATGTCTGAGGCGTTCGCTAACTTCATGGCCAAGTTGGTACCCAGCGAGGCTATGGTCGAGTCGATCGGTAACTACTTCGAGTCGTTCTTCCGAATTGTCAAAATAGGTGTACTGGTTCTCACCGACTTCGCCAAGGTGATCGGATGGATCGCCGGCGGAGCGCTCAGGGGACTGGGCGCCATCATTTCCAACCTTACCGGGCACACCGCAGGATGGTCCTCGACACTCAGGGATCATATTGCGGCTGTTCAGGAGTGGTATGACAGCCTGAATGTCGCCGAGAACGTCATCAAGGCCATCACCTGGACGGGCAATGGCCTGAAGCGCATCTGGGGCAACTTCTCCGAGGGGTTCCATGATGAGATCACGCCCAGTCTCAAGCGTCTCAAGGAGGCCTGGGACAACCTGTGGGAGGCTCTGAGGTCTGCGGGCTCCGGAATCAAGGAAGCCATCGTTGGACCGTTCCGGGAGCTCAAGGAGGGCGCCCAGGAGGTCGGTCAGTCGCTCGGTCTTGTCAGCGACTCCACAGATGAGGCCGGTGCAACCGCCGAGGAGAACGAGTCTAAGTTCACCAAGCTCAAGAACAAGATTGTCGACCTGTTCGAGTCCGCCTACAAGAAGTCCTACTTCTGGGGGCAGCACCTGGCCGACCATCTTATTCCGGCGATCGACAAGCTCACCAGCTTTATCAACTGGCTGACCGAGTGCATCAACAAGCAGGCCATCGTCGTCAGCGACTGGTTGACTCCCAAGATGGAGCGACTGGCCGCACTCTACGACGAGGTGTCCACCAAATTCAGCGAGTGGGCTGAGGCCATGCAGAACGGGCCCGATATTGCTTGGCTGTCGTCTCTTGGGGGTATTCTTTCGTCGTTTGGAGCTGGTGTCTGGGGTGTCCTCAAGAATCTGGCGACTCTGAACTTCGACTTCGACGTCCAACCGTTCAAGAAGGCGTTCAGTGACCTCAAGACGCTTATGGGTGAGTACGCCGAGTCTGTCAAGTACGGCTGGAACACCACCAAGGAGTTCATTGCCAACCTTGAGCTCAAGGACAAGGCTACGTCCGGGTGGCATAACTTCGTCAAGCTTATCCACGGCATTGGCAAGGTTCTGTCCACTGTTGGTCACTACGCGGTCATCGCCGCCAAGGCTCTCATCGAGCCGTTCAAGGGCGCATTTGCTGAGCTCAAGAACATGGCCGACAACGGCGACTATGGGGGCATATTCGACGCCATCCTCAAGACTGGAGCATTGGTCACATTCCTTACCATTGCTCGGAATGTTATCAATACTTTCAAAGAGTGGGGTAAAGCAGGATCCAACTTCGCTGGAATCCTCGGCAGTGTCAAGGACGTCATCGACGGGTTCAAGGAATCAATGGAGGCCACGACCGCCAAGGTCAAGGCCACCACTGTCCTTATTCTCGCCGGAGCCGTTCTCGTTCTAGCCGCTGCGCTCTGGGTCGTCGCCCAGATCCCGGCAGGCAAGATTGTGGCCGCTGGTGCAGCTCTATATTTCATGTTCAACATGCTCAAGAAGGCGGAGGACGAGCTGTCCAGCGCCGGTGAAGGCAAGGACACGAAGGGGCTCGCTAAGCGAATGCTGGCGCTGGTCGTATTGGCCGGAGTCGCACTCCTACTGGGCAAGGCGCTGAACAACATCGGCACCATGGACTGGGATGATATCCTCAAGGGAACCCTTGGGCTCTTCGCAGTCATAAAGATGCTGATGATGGTGGCCGATACGACCACCAAGAAGAACAAGGATATCCTGGCGTTCGCCCTCACGGCAATTCCACTGGGTATCGGCGTCATGCTCCTTGCCTACGCGGTCAAACCACTCGGTGAGATGAGTCTGTCCGACCTGACTCAGGGTGTTCTGGCGCTCGGTCTTATCATGAAGATGATGACCATGATGTCGCAGATGGGTACAGTCAAGATCAAGAAGGCCTCTGCATTCGCGTTCCTAGCGCTGGCATTTACCATGCGCCAGATAGCGAAAGTACTGACCGAGATCGGTGAGCTGTCCTGGGGTGACACGATCAAGGGCATCATCGCTATGGATATTTGCCTGGCGTCCTTGACATTCACGGTCGAAAGACTCGGAAGTGACAAGCTCTCCGGCGGTAAGTCTCTTGTTGGGGCTCTAACGATCCTGGTCCTGGCGGCGACGCTTAAGCTCATAGCCAGCGATATTGAGAGCTTCGCCTCCATGCCATGGGGCGACTATCTCAAGGGATTGGTCATGATGTCAGCGGCCCTGGCCGTTCTCGTGGGGATCAGCTCCATTGGCGGGGGAAGTCTCGCCGGTGCCGCGGGCCTCTTTGTGACTGTAGCAGCACTCGCTCTCCTGGCGCCTGTCATGAAGATGCTGGGGGAGATGGACTGGGCTACGGCCGGCAAGGGTATTGCCATCATGGCCCTGGGGTTGGCCGCTCTTGTGGCTGTCGGATATGTCGCTGAGTTTGCCGCGGTCGGTCTCCTTGCACTGGGCGGCGCTATCCTTATGATCGGGATGGGCGTTGGTCTAGCGACTGAGGGTATCGCCAAACTGGTTGATGCCATCGCGAACCTGTCGACCTCGGGAGCCGACGGCGTACAGACATTCCTCGCGGCCGTCGACGGCTTCATCGAGAGAATGCCTGCGATGGGTACGGCGCTCGGTGAGGGCTTCATCAACTTCATGCAGGTCCTCATCGACAATTCGGGCACTATCGTCGAGTACCTCAAGCTTATCCTGACGTCTGGCGCTCAGGCTATGATTGAGTCTATCCCGACGTTCGTTCAGCTAATGACCACGATCCTCCTGGCGATCATCCAGGTCATATACGACAACGCCCAGGCTCTGATCGACTGCGCCATATTCTTGATCCTGACTCTGTCGCAGGCTCTCATCGATAACATGCCGCAGTTGGTCCAGAGAGGCTCGGATGTGCTCATATCCTTCTTGGATGGGCTGAGTCAGAAGATTCCTGAGATTGGGCAGAAGGCTACAGACTGCATCGTGGCGTTCATCACCAGTCTCGGCGACGAGATGCCACGAATCACTGATGCAGCGGCCAAGACCGTCATCAAGTTCATCAACGGACTTGCTGATGCGATCGAGAACAACTCCGAGGCGATGGCTCAGGCTGGTACTCGGCTCATCATGGCTATCGTGGGGGGTATCAGTACCGGCATCAAGACTCTCGTGTCCACGGGGGTCGCGCAGATGAAGAACGCCGGTATCCAGCTGGTCAACGGCCTCAAGAACGCGATCACCAGCAAACTCTCCTCCATCGCCAGTGCGGTCACGAGCATGGGCAGCACCGTTGTTTCAAAGGTCAAATCGGCGTTCGGCATTCATTCTCCTTCGAGGGTAATGTACGAGATCGGTGATTTCTTGATGCAGGGTCTTGCGAACGGTATCACCGATAACACTGAGCAGGGCATTGCGGCGGCCACCACCATGGCGACAGACACCGTAGATGCGTTGTCCAAGGGCTTCGGCAACACGAAGGATATTTGGAACAACGCATTCGGAGAGAACGCCGATCCGACGATCAGGCCGGTTCTGGACCTCTCGCAGGTCGAGGAACAGGCGGGTCGTCTCGACGAAATCCTCCCCAAGGAGGAGATCGCTGGCACTCTCACGACGACGGCAACCGCTCAGCTTGCTGGACGAGTCGTCACTAGCACTCCTGTGAAGTCGAATGACACCGCCCCCAGCGAGACGTACAACCAGGGCACAAGTCTCGTGTTCAACCAGTACAACAACTCGCCGAAGGCGCTGTCCGAGGCGGAAATCTACCGCCAGACTCGTAACCAGATCGAGCAGGTGAAGGGAGCCATGTACGAGCTATGATTGAGTCAATCGAGTTTCTTACGTACCGACAGCAACGCGTCGTTCTTCCTCTGAGGGATCCTTGGGGGATCGGCGTGGCTGTCAAATCCATTGATGGTCTGTCGGCTACGAAGGCCTCGATCAACACGACTGAACTGGCTCTTACAGATGTGGCTATATTCAACGGCGCGAGGGCGGGAATGAGGAACCTCAAGATCAAACTCGCGCCGTTGCCCATGCCCGACATCGAGACCAGCAGGCAGCACATATACTCCTGGTTCCAGATCAAGCAGCTCATGACTGTGTATATCAACACGGACAAGCGCAGGGTCAAGACCGAGGGGTACGTCGAGACGGTTGAGGCGGACATATTCTCGAAAGAGCAGGAGATCAACATCTCCATCCTATGTCCGGATGCTTACTGGCATGACGCGGACACTAGTATCGACAAGAACCTTGAATGGTCCAGGGAGATCCCATCTTTCGAGTTCGACTTCATGGATCAGCCGTCTCCGTCGCTGGAGTTCAGCAAAGACCGCGGTCTATTGTCCGCCACGATCGACTACGAGGGCGACGTGGAGACCGGGTTCACCATGGTCTTCACTTTCCGTCCGGGAGCCAAGCTTCCGATCACGGTGACCGAGACATTCTCCGGCGATCGGTTCAAACTCACCGGGGCATTTCTCGACAAGACATACTACAAGGTCGATCCTATCGTGGGTGGCGACATCGTGACAGTCAATTCTAGGACAGGACGCAAGTCCATCATCCGAAATCGGGGCGGCCGCAAGGACAAGTTCATAGCGGCACTGGATCGTAACTCTGATTGGCTCAAACTGAGACCAGGTGTCAATGAGTTCCAGATTGCCATGAATGATCCGAATCTCACGGACGTATATTTCTCGACCGACGTTCTCTTCCAGGGGGTGTGACATGTATCTTGCGGTTTTTGATGAAGCCATGATCCTCCAGCATATCTGCGAGGACTACAAGTCCATCATCTGGACGGAGAGGTTCCACGGCTTCGGCGATTTCAAGCTCACCGTCCCTGGAACCCTGGAGAATCTGCAGATCTATCAACTCGACTACTATCTGTATACCAAGGGCACAAACAAGCTCATGATAATCGAGCAGGTCGAGCTCAACACCGAGTATAGTAAGCAGTCGCTATTGACGATCAGCGGACGTAGTCTTGAGTCTATATTGGACCGGCGTGTCATGCATCCTTATCCGATTTGGGATGGGACTAGGCTGTGCATGCACGAGCGAACCAAAGGAAAAGTCAAAGACGTTATCAAGCACTACACCAACCTGTTGTTCAAGCAAAGGGACTCGCTGGACACGTCGCACGAGAGGCACGTCACGGGATTCGGCTGGTACTCTGTCGATGAGCTGCCTTCAGGGATTCGTAAGGGACGCCCCGTTTCTTCGATGGATATCGGAGACATCAGAGCGAACGCTAACGGTACTGTCCGAAACATGTCGCGGAATCCCGATTACACTAATGTGGCCTATGATAGCGTTGATCCATATATTATGGAAGGTTCCTGGTACAAACTTGTTCAAGAGCTAACCGACTTGACTATGTCTGGATGGGCTATCGAGTATGACGGGGAAGATCCGTATTACTGGTACGGGTATACATATAACGGCGTGAACCGAACATTTAATCAAGGCGAACGCCCCCCGGTAGTGTTCTCTCCGAAGTATGACAACCTGTCCAAGGCAACCTACTTCAAGTCTAAGGTGTCTACGCGAACAAAGATATTCTCGGGCGCTGTGAAATTTACTGTACCCTTGGAGTTGCAGGTTACAAAAGAGTATCTCGATGACAACCGAGACTCCGCGATGCAGAACAACTCTGTTACCGTCGGCACCAAGGGACTTGGTCTGCGGGAAGGTTATTTCCAGAATCCGTCGATCGAACATACCAACGGATACACGATCTCGACGGGGGCCAAACAGTGGGGCTTGTCTTCGATTGACCCAGAGTCCATCTATCGTCAGATTGGCGAGCAGTGTAATACCGAGCTATGGCGACACATGCCCCTTGAGATGTTCTCGGGTGAGGCTGCCCAACAGTCTATGTACACTTACAACGAGGACTTCTTCTTGGGCGATTTCGTGCAGATCCAGAACGAGTTCGGACAGCAGGACATCGCTCGGGTGACCGAGTACATCCGTACATCTTCAGACTCGGAGGGGGACGTCTTCTACCCGACGTTCACGTCCTTGTCTGATATTCAGAAGTCGAAACCGGGGTTGAACATCACATGACAGAGAAATCAGGATTCTTCGTTTCCATCAATGGGGACAGGAAGTACTCCGCTGACGACTTCGGCCGCATGTTTGACGGAGTCATCTCGGACGGCATATTCCAGAACTGGGGTCGAGGATACCAGGTAGCCAAGGGCTCTGGACGAGAGATCATCGTACAGTCTGGTCGCGCCTGGTACAAGGGCCATTGGATTGAGAACGACGCGAACAAGGTCTACGCGCTCACCGAGGGTGCTACGGACGGCGATCGCTACGACGCTATAATCCTCAGAGTCGACAAGACACCCGGCGTTCGCTCCGCTGGTACCCGTGTTATTCAGGGAACTTCTGGCGGCGGCGTTCCTCAGCCGACTCAGACGAACGACACCTTTGAAGTCATCATCGCCTATATTCGGGTCCCCAGGGGAGCCAAGACGAACACGGACTTCGAAGTCACGGACTGCCGCGGTAGGGTTGGCGCTCAGTATGCTCAGTGGGCTCAGAGCGTCATGCAACCCAAGCAGATCGCTCTTAACAACAAGAACGACTTCCTCAACGCCTTCAACAACGACCCGAATCTCAAGCGAGTCATTACTCGGGGCAACAACCTGGGCCGGGTCATGACTCCCGCCCAGAAGGCTGCTATTCGGAACGGGACGTTCGACGGCTTGTGGCTGGGGGACTACTGGCAGTACAACGATAATTCCTGTAAGTGGATCATCGTCGACTTCGACCGGTGGCTGGACTACCCGAATGGCGAGAATCAGCACCGAATCACGGTCATGAGCGACCGTAACCTCGGAATCGACAATATTGGCGAGTCTGGATGGTGCGAAAACGGCTGGAACGGCTCCAAGATGCGACGGGACTATTCCAATGGCATGGTTCGTTTCTCCACGCTTACCCAGGTCTTCGCCATGTCGGATTTCCGGACGTTCCCCGTTATGGAGCCGCACGGTTACGAGAATACCGGGAATGCCTGGGAGCGCACGGAGAAGGACTGGAACTGGGAGTACCCACAACTCACTATTCCATCCGAGTTCGAGATGTTCGGCTCATATCTTGTACACAACCGCATCAACGGTGACACGCACACTATCGGCCCCATCTCTCGTCAGTTCTCGTATTTCCGTGTCGGCAACCCGATTCCGACTCCTGGCGAGTCCTTCTGGCTCCGGGATCAGATTTCCAAGGACTACTTCGGCCTGTACTACGGCGATCAGCGTCGAGTCACTTGGGCCCAGTGGACCGAGAAGTACGGGGTGCGCCCAATCGTTTCTATCGGAGGCTAAATGTCTCATACCGTGGAGCTGGTGATCACCATATTCGGCTCCGTTCTCACAAGTACGGGTCTCTGGGCATATCTCCAGAAACGTGCGGAAAGGCATGACGCCAAGACTCAGCTGATGCTGGGTCTAGCGCACAACCAGATCGTGGCTATGGGAACCGCATATCTGTCCCGTGGTTACATCACCATCGATGAGTTTGAGGACTTGCAGAAGTATCTGTATCAGCCCTACCACACTTTCGGCGGAAACGGGACTGCCGAAAAGGTAATGGACGCCGTGAACCGGCTTCCGATCCATTTTCCTGACACCCGAAGAAAGGACAAGCGCTATGTCGCTGTCGAATCAGACCTACAACACTCTGAAGTGGATTGCTCAGATCCTGCTTCCTGCCCTCGCCACCCTGTATCTCGCCCTGGCGGGTTTGTGGGGTTTCCCTCACACTGAGGCGGTTGTGGGTACCATCACCGCTCTCGACACTTTCCTGGGCGCTCTGCTCGGTCTTGCAGCCAAGAACTACGAGCCCGAGGTTGACGGCGTGCTCCATGTGGACCACAAGAACCAGGAGGTCTACGCCGCTCTGGAGACCCCTGCCCAGGACATGACCAAGAAGGACACGGCCACTCTGAAGGTCTCCGAGGTCTGACGATCCGCGGGATCGACATGGTCTATAATGATACCCCTCATTTGAAAGGAATACCATGTCCGACAACAAGCCGAACACCAAGAAGGCCCTCGAAGAGGCTTACGCTTTCATCGACGGCATGGATCCCGACAGTGAAGCCTATCGCGAAGCTCTCCGCAGCATCAAGGAGCTTGAGCAGATTCAAGACGCAAAACACCGTCGTTTCTGCCCCAGCCCCGATGCTGTGGTGGGCGCCGTCGGCTCCATCCTCGGAATCCTCGCTATCGTGAAGGCTGAGCAGATCTTCCCCGTCGCCTCAAAGGCACTCGGATTCGTCGCCAAGATCCGCATCTGAGACACGAAAGCCTAGGACCCCACAAGGGTTCTAGGTTTTTCCAAAAGTTCTGATTTTCGAAATCCAAAAATTCCCGGGTGGGAAAATTGGAACGCGGATTTTGCAAGGCATATAACGAGACCCCTCACGAAAGGAATTCGCCATGTCCAGCATCTTCATCGCATTTGGTTTCATCTCCTTCGTCATGTTTCTGTACACCGTCTACTCCCAGGCGCAGCAGATCAAGGCTCTCAAGAAGACCGTCCGCCGCCAGCGGCACCTTCTTAAGTTTGCTTCAGATCAGCCCGCCCAGGACTACAACGAAGTAGAGAAGTATCTCGAAGAGGATTGGGCCGAGATCGAGAAGATCTTCCGACAGAACTCTACCAAGAAGTGACTCTCACACCTAGAACCTTCACGGGTTCTAGGTTTTCGCAGAATCAGCAGAGCTTATAATGAGACCTATAGACCGAAAGGACCGATCATGCTGATCTCCCGCCTCGTCGAGAACCTTGTCAAGTCTGTCATCTACTGCGTTGGCATTTACGCCATCGTCAAGTGGGTGCTTTCCCGTTACAAGATCTCGAAGCAGGACTTCACCGCCCCTACCAACATCGACCACAGTCTCTGATACCCCTCCTAGAACCCTACCCGGGTTCTAGGTTTCTAGATAGAAAGGAACGCACGTGAACCTCGAAGACATCGAGCTGGAATTCCACGAGCCGGATCCCATCACCAATACACAGAAGGTCACACTCACGGTTCCAGCCGACGTGGCCCCCGAAGTCGCCAAGCAGATGCTCATCAATGCTATCCAGAGTAGCGTGAGTGATTCTGTAAAGACGATGTATCGTGACTACATTCGGGAACGCGAGAACAATCTAGAAGAGAATGAGTGGTATAAAGCACTCATCAATATTGGAGGGGAGAGCAAGTGAACCTCGCATTCGTCAAAGCTACCCAGGACTTCGTCGTACGCAACTC